CCGAACGGGGTGATGTTCGACAAGCTCCCCACCTGGATGCAGGAGAAGATCGCCAACCGCGTGATCGACATCCCGAAGGCGGCGCCGAAGGCGGCACCGGCCGCGCCGACCCCCGCGGGCGGCGAGTCATTCGTCGACGACGACCTGAGCTTCTAATCATGCCTACCGCAAAATTAGGATATCGGGCGGCCGACGGGAAGCGAATCCCGTCCGTGACCACGGTGCTCAAGATCAAGGACCCCGGCGCCTTGATTAACTGGGCCTACAAGACCGGGCGCGAGCACGGCGTCCTTGAGGGGCGGGGTGAGCAATCCCCCGCCGGCCTCTACGAGGGCTCGGACATCCTCGCCATAGGCACGGCGGTCCACGCCATGTGCGAGGCGTGGGTGAAGGGCGGCAATCCGCAGACCGTGCTCACCGAGGCGCTGGACGCAAAGACGGTCGTCGACCGCGATGCGTTCAAGCGTCAGGCGGGGTCGGCGTACTCGGCGTTCGAGTTTTGGTGCAAGGGCACTCAGCTCGAGATCATCGACTGCGAGGTGCAGGTGATATCCGAGGCGCACCGGTACGGCGGCACGCTGGACTTCATCGGGCGACTCGATGGCAAGCTGGTCCTGGGCGACTTCAAGACATCGAACGGGGTTTACCCCGAGATGCTTTGTCAGCTCGCGGCCTATGCCAAGGCGTATGAGCAATGCACCGACAAACAGATCGACGGCGGATATCACTTGTTGAGATTCAGCAAGGAAAACGGCGACTTTGGGCACCATTACTATCCGTCGCTCGACGACGACGCATGGCCGGCGTTTCTGCACCTGCGGGCGCTGTACGACCTGCACGAGAAGCTCAAGAAGAGGGCCGCGTGATGAAGCGCATGAAGCTCGACGACGAGGAATGGGCCGACCTCATCCGCGGCGACGCGGACGAGGACATGGTGAACAACCCGGCCCATTACAGGCTGGTGCTGCCAAGCGGCGAGGAGGTCGAGGCGATCGACGTCATCCACGCCGCGCTCGGCAGTCTCCAGACGGTGGCCTACTGCCGTGGGGCGGCGATCAAGTATTTGATGCGCGCAGACAAGAAAAAGGCCTACGCGCAGGATCTGCGCAAGGCTGCTTGGTACTGCTCACACGCGGCTGCCATACTTGAAGGCCTGAGTCTCGACGACTGACCACCCGCGAGCGGAGCGCACCCCCTTGGAGCGCCGGCCCCATCTCCGCAGCCGGCCACTTACCCGAACTTGCGCCGCAGATAATCCATCGAGAGCGGCATCAGGTCGTAGTTTCCTGATCGCACCTCGTTGAGCACGACGATGCCGCTCCACTCCGACCGCTGCACGTCCTCGGGCCTGTATCCCTCGTGGTCGATGTAGAACCGACCGCAGACTAAGCCGTGCTTCACATGGTCCGGGTATTGCTTCGACCCATACAGGAAGCCCTGCTGGTGGCCCTGCACGAACGACGCCCCGATATGCCCTAGGCGGCTCGTGATGGTGCCGCCTATGGGGCGGCCGGAAAACGGGTTCGGGAAATAGTGGCAGTACTTGATGCCGTCGATCTCGACGATCTCGAGGAACTTAGGCCGCTCCCAGTCGAGCGTCTGGCAGTTATGCGAGCCGATGGTGCCCTGCCACTTGGGCTCGCGTGACGCAACCCGATCCGCGCGCGCCTCGTGGTTTCCTTGGATGAAGACCTTGCGTGGGTTCCATTGTTTGCGCTTGCCTTGCACGCGCCGTTCCTGCTCGGCCATCATCGGCGCGCAGAGTCGCCGGAATGCCTCGTTCCCGGCCTCGACATCTTCCTGGTACCGGGTACCCTCAAGCTCTTGGGAGCCGGGCTCGCTGTGCGAGTTGAGGCTGGGGAAGTCCCACCAGTCGCCGATGCACACCACGACATCCGGTTGATATTCGACGATGGCGCGGGCGGCCCAGTCGACGTGCTCTGTATGGGCCCCCGGCTTGATCTGCGCGTCGGGGATGATGAGGTGGCGGCGTGGGGTCATTTAGTCGCCGTTGTGAATGTCTGGAGCGCTTGATGCAGCAGACTTCCAAGGTTGTCCACGAACACCTCGCAATCGTTGAGCGGGTGGTTCATTTCCGACAAAAGGCAATGTACGAGCTCGTGGCAGAGGGTCTGCTGCAGCTCGGTGTCGCCAAGGTCTCCTCGCAGGTCGATACGGTGCCGGTTTGGGTCATAGATGCCGACCGCCGCCTTCGGGTGCCGCCACCTGGACAGCTGGACGATACGGACCGTGACTTGGTGCCCGTGAATCTGAAACCGGCGCGGGATGCCGAGCTTCTTGTATCGGTCTACTTTGCTACCCACCGCTGGAGCTCCCCGAGGCGCTCGGCGTCGCGCTCGCAGGCGGCGAAATGGTCCGCAAGAGCCGCTCCCTCGTCGCCGGGGACTCCGGCGGCACCATCAGCCGGGACGGGGGCGACACTTGGGCCGGGCACGGGACAGGCTGGGGGGTGGCGCAGCCTGCGAGCAAGCTCGCGCCCACGGCGATCAGCGTCGCCCAGTCTCGACTCGAGGTCACGCTCCACCCCCTCGCGTTTCGCGTGAGCGGCCCGCAGGGCCTCGGTGGCGGCCTCTGCCGCCCTCGCCCTGTCTGCGTGCCACTCTGCCTTGACAGCCGCCGAGCCGGCCTCGTAGCCCGCCCGGTGCGCCGCACGGTAGCCGAACCACCCGGCGGCCGTCAAGGTCACGGCCAGGGCGAGCCCCAGCCAGAGGCGAATCAAGCCGGGTCGGCCTTCTTCTTGGAGAGCACCGACCAGACGGCCGCGACGATGGTCGCGGCGGCGCCGGCGACGGCTGCGACCGTCTCAGCATCGGCGAGACCCTTGCCGACCAGGTAGCCGCCGACCGCGGCCACGATTGCGCGGACGATGCCCGCGATTTGTTCACCGTTCATGTGTACCTCTTACGCTTCATTGGTGGAGCTCGTCGCCCCGTTGGAGGCCACCAGTGGGAGCCTGGTGGCCGGGATTGGAACGGTCGACGGCCAGCGATAGCCGAGGACCCGCGCGCGATCGAATGGAGCGAGGCTCACGGCGTTGCCTTGGTTTCCGCCCAGCACCATCAACCGCCCCATCTCGTCGGTGCCGGCGACGAAGCCCACATGGCCGCCGCCCTTTCGCTCGAAGACCGCGATGCAGCCCGGGATCGGGTCGGGGATGCTGACCCCGAACTCGAGCCACCCCCGCGCGCGATACCAATGCTTCGGCGGGACTAGCCCCTCCTTGCGCATGACCGACGCAACATAGACTCCGCACCACGGGGTCTCATCGTCCCGCCACCACGCCTTGAGCTCGAGGAGCCACCGCGAGATTACCGGCGCCGTCGCCTTGCCCGGCGTCTCGCGCAGGCCAAGGTAGCGCCGCGCGCGGTGCATCCATGTGGGCTCGGTCGTCATTCGCCCGCCAAGAGCCCGGCCGGGAGGCCGTAGGTCGCGCCACCGCGCAGCGCCGGCGAGAGCATCATCTGCCGAAACGGGTTCGTCTGGATGCCGCGCTGTAGGTACTGCTGGAAGGCGGGGTTCTGGTAGAGGCGCGCCCCGCCACGCGTAGCGGCGAGGCCGGCAATTCCAAGAGCGGCAGGAGCGTAATAGTCCTCGAGCGACCGGTCGCCTTGATATGCACTATATCCAGCGGCCGCGGCCGCTGGAGCAACAGTCCCGCCAATAGCTTGGATTGCCGCACGCGGAGTAGTGCCAGACTGAGGGAACACATCCCGCATTGTGTTTGCCGATCGAGCGAGCCGCGCGAGGTCAGCATCGCCGCGGTTCATCAGGGCAGCGCCACGCTCACGCTTAACCGAGGTCGCGCGCGCGAGCGCCGGGATCGGGATGTCGCCCGTCTCGGTCGCGCCCATCGACTCCTTGATGCGCTCGAGGTTGCGGTACTGCTTGCGGGCGAGCTTGAGGTCGGCGGCGGCCTCCTTCCCTGCCGACCGCTCCAGGGCGGAGTCGATGGTGCTGCGCAGCTGCTTGGAGACGCCAGCGAGTGCCGGGTTGTTCCCGAGCTCGCGCGCGATGGTGCGGATGCGCTGATAAGCGTTACCCGGGATGGTGTCGCCCGGCTCCAGCTTGCCCAATATGTTATTGAATTGAGCTTGCAGCGGCGCGAGTTTGTCGGGCTCCAGCGTCATGCGCGCCGATTCCTCGATGGCCACGAGCTCGGAGAGCATCCGATCGTCCACCTTGATGCCGGTCTGTCGCGCTACGCGATCCATCACGGAGCCGATGCGATCGTCTGCCTGCGCGAGCACCTGCGGGATGGCCGCGTCGCCCTGCTCGCCGATGAGCTTGAGGGCGGCTCGGTTAAAGGCCGTCTGCTTGGCCTCCTCGCCTTTGCGCATGATGCCGGCTGACAGCGGGTTGTCGATGAAGAAGCGCTGCACGGCGCGAAGGTTCTCTGATCCGGTGCGCGCGGCGACATCCACCGGCACGCCAGCGGCCACAAGGCGCTGGGCGGCTTTCTCCACCTGCGGCCTCTGGACGCTGGTCACGGGCTGCGCGAGGCGCGCGAGGCTACGCGAGGCGACATTTCCGACCGTACCGCCGATTGCGCCGGTGCCGACATTCATGGCGCGGCTCTCCTCCTCGCCCACGGGCTGCGCGGCGCCAAGCAGGCCGCCCGCCGCGGCGGCACGCGGAACAGTACTTGGAGCGGTCACGGCCTGCCCGATTTTGGCCGCCGTGCCCCCGGCGCGCGCGAGCGCGGTGCCAGGGATGAGCAGCGATCCGATGGAGCCGAGAGCGTAGCCAGCCATGCCTGCGCCGGACTCCATGAAGGGCGCATTCTCGGCGGCGCGGATGTCCTGCTCGCGTCGCAGTCGCTGCACCGTCTCGGGCTCGACGAGCCCCACGGCGCTGCCCGCCTCTGCGCCGAGTTGCTGGAGACCGTAGGGGATGTCCTTCAAGGACTGGAGCGCTCCGCGCCCGAACTGCTCGAGGCCGCCCATTGGGGGAGCCTCGCGCTGCTTGAGGATGCGCTGTATCTCCGCCTCGATCTGCGCGGGCGGCATGGAATCAGGGAAGTCAATGTTCCCGAGCCCTTCGACAAATACCTTAGGCATGGCGGATTACCTCGGCTGCGCCGGAACGATCCGGCCGTTGCGATAGATGTACTGCTGAACCGCAGGGGCGGCCGGAGCCGCAGGGGTGGCAGGAGCCGCGGCCGGCGGCGATCCACCTGCGGCGCCCGCCCTTGGCTCAGGAACTTGCTGGATATCTTGGCTCGCCGCAAGCCGCACCTGCTCCTTGAGGCTCTCAATGATGGCGATGTTATTTTCCCTGCTCTGGCCAATATCCGGCAGGGTCAATCCGTTAAGCGCCAAGTCACGATCGGAGAGCGCGCCCTCGCCCGGGATGCGAAGCGCCGCGCGCAGCGCGACCGAGAGCTGCTGCCTGTAGGTCTCAAAGAGCTTGGCATCCTGCGAATCGAACACGCGGCTCAGGGCGCCCGTGGCGCCAAGCATTCCGCCGGTGTCGACCTTATCCATCTGACTGATGATGCGACTGGCAACATTGTCCACCCGAGTGACCGCGGTTGCCTTGCCAGCCTCTCCGGTGCGCTGGGTCGCCGGAACGGCCGACAACACCTTTAGCGCGCCCGTCTGGCTGTCGCGCTGCACGACGGTACCCTCGGGGAACCCAGCGGCGACAGTCTCCTCTGCGGTCAGCGGTTGAAACCGGCCGCCACCGCCCGGCACTCCCGCGGCACGAGGCGCGCCGCCCACGCCACCCATAGCCGCCATCCGCGGCGGCTCGCGCAGAATCTTGAGTTCACCGCCTGGGTCGCGCTGCACGAGCGTGCCGCGCGGCAAGCCGAGGCGCGCCACCTCCTGCGGGGTAAGCGTCTGGACCTGCGCCTCCGGCGGACGGCTGAATCCGCCCGTCAGCGGGTTGTAGACCGCGCCGCCCACGGTGCGCCCGGTGACGCCCTCGGTGGCGAGCGTGGCAAGATCTGGCGCCAGCTTGGCGACATCGCGCCCTACTTGCGTTCCGGTTAGCCGCGCCAAAGCCTCCTGCGGGGCCTGACGGTAGCGGGAAGTCAGCGGCCCACCCTCGCCGCCGGGGAGGCTCTCAAGCGTCCCTGCGGTGCCACCAAAGAGACGCCCGGCGATGCGGGGCATCTCTGCCTCTACTGCCGCGGTGCGGCGGGCCGCCTCGGCCTCGGTGGCCTGCTCCTTGCGGCGCGCGCGCAGACCCTCGAGGCCGCCCAAGAGGCCAGACCCAGACAACATCCCGAGGATGGCCGCCGTGCCGCCCTCGCGGGCGAGCCGCCGGCGCTGCTCCTCGGTCATGCCTTCCATGTTCTCGCCCAGCAGGCCACCGATGAGGCGCTGGAATCCGGTCATCTCTGCCATGTCACTCTCCGAGCAGACCGCCGCGCACGCGACGGCCGCCATACAGGCTGTAAAGGCCGCCATAGATTCTGGCGGGGTCGTACTGCGACGCGCGCCCGGCAAAGCCGCCGCGCTCGATCTTGGGGGAGAGGGAGCTGCTCAAGTCGACCTCTTCCTCTTCGGGCTTCTTCTTGAGGTTCTTGAGGACGTTCCCGAACGAGAACCCACCAACCCCGCCGCCCTTATCGCCGCCGGCCATCATGGCCTGCATGATCGCTTGCATAATCGGGTCCATCACTTCTTCTCCTTGCCGACCTTGCGGTCGAGCTCCTTGATGGCCTCGGTCAAGAGGCCGATTAGCTGCGGCGCACCAACCTGCCGCATCCCATCACCGCGGCGCGAAACGGCGCTCGGCATGACCTTCTCGACATCCTGCGCCGAGACGCTCATGTCCTCCTCGCCGCCGTTGTCCTCGCCCTCCTCGGAGCCGTACCCGTCCTCCCACTCGAACTCGATGCCCTTCAGCCGGCGCACCTTGTCGAGCGGGTTCTTGATGGACTTGATGTCGCGCTTCATGTCCTCGTCGGACCCGAAAACCTGGGTCATCATGTTCCAGTAAGACGGGCGCCCGGTGACGGTGCTGGTGCCCGTCGTATTCATCGGCGACGCCTGCACGGCACCCTGGCGGATGGCGAGCTGCTGGAGCGGGAACTGCTGCCGGCGGAAGTCCTCCTCGCGCTGCGCGTTGAGGAACTGCTGGTAGAGCTGCTGCTGCGACTGGCCGAGGCCCATCATCGCCCTGCCCGCCCCGTACCGATTCTCCAGCGCCGTCTGGCCGTAGCCGGCCAAGTCGCGCCCGGCGCCGAGCCGCAGCTCTGCGCCCTGCACCCCGGCCGCCTGGTTCGCGCGCGCGGCCTCCATCCCTGTGCCGACGTTGAACTGCTCGGCGGCGGTCCCAAGGCGCTGCGCGTCGAGCTGCGCCCGCTGGTTCGCCTCCTCGGCAGAGAGGCCCATGCGCATATAGTCCTGCATCGCCTGCTGGTTCGCCGCCCCGGCGCGCATCCCCTGCTCGACGTTGAACTGCTCGG